CCACCACCGCCACTAGACGTGACTGAGGCGAAAATACTATTGCTGCCATTGCTGCCAATACCTCCGCCAGCGCCAATGGTGACGGTGTAACTGGTGGCAGTGCTCAAGCTAAGCGTTGACTCCGCAGATGCACCTCCGCCAGAGTTTTCTCCCGTGACTGAAGACCGATAACCGCCGGCGCCGCCCCCAGAGCCACCGAAATAAGCACTACCACCACCGCCACCGCCAGCAACAACCAGATACTGAGTGGTGAGTGTTGATGATGAAGCAGTATCAGAAACTGCCAACAGCATCGCCTGAGAGCAAGTAGACATTAGCTCAGCCCCGATCCTGAAATAACAAAGGTATTACTGGCCACGCATAGCACCGTAGCGACACCGTATTGCGCCAAGGTTCGATTACCCGTGCTAGCAGTACCAGCCTGGCGCATTGTCACGCCAGTTGCTGTGATTGTCTGGCTACTAGAGCTGTTGTTGAAGATCGTCACGACATCGCCCGCATTAAATACAGACGCAGGAACTGTGACGCCACCTGTAGTGATGCTGATGTGCTTGCCGGTGTCAGTGGCTGCAAGCGTATAACCGCTAGTCTTGCTATTTTGCGGCAGCGTGCGCAAACTGCCAGCACCATCGCTAATGCCGCCTGTAAAGGTCTGCGCTGCAGTAAAGGTCTGGGCAGTACCAAGCAATGCAACACTGCTGAATGACAACGCGCCGCTGCCGTTGGTCGTCAACACCTGGCCACTGCTACCATCTGCTGCAGGCAGTGTGAGCGTGTAGTTGGTTGCAATTGAGCTAGGCGCCTGCAGTGCCACCCAGTTGCTGCTGTCCAAATCCGCAAAGCGCAGATCAGACTGAGCGTTCAGCGTGACATCACCAGTCAGCGTGCCACCAGCCAATGCCAGGTAGGTGTTTGCTGCCGATGTTGTGGTTAGGTAGCCACTGATATTGGCACCGGCAGGGATCGTGACCGAACCGGTAAACGTCGGGCTGGCCAGTGGTGCGTAGGTACTGGCTGCAGTCGCAGTGCTGAGCAGGCCCAGGTTGGCAGCTGTTACATCACCAACGGTGATCCACGCGCTATTGGCTGCATTGCGGATCTTCAGCAGCGCAGGACTAGCGCCAGTATCAATCCACGGCTGGTAAGCGTAGGTAGTGATTGGAGGCGTCGAACCTGAGTTGAAGCTAACAATCGCAGCCAGAATCAGATTCAGCTCTGCGCGAAAGTTGGCACCGCTTTGATTGGCAATGGAGTAGTCGGTTGCCTGCGCCATTAAACGATCTCCCTGCCGTGGCCGACAGCTTGGTAATCAAAAACCTTCGATACCATGCTAGTCATGCTGTTACGAAACACGATTGTGAAACCCGTTCGGGTCACGTTGCTAACAGAGAAGTAGTCGCCGGTAGCCATGTCCTGCGCTGTAATGCCGATGCTCGGCACCGTGTAAAAAGCACTAGGGAATGTGACGGTGTAGCTGCTAGCGCCACTGGTCAGATTGCGCTGCGTCTCAGTACGCCGTTGGAACTGAGCCAGCACGCCGAGCTGTTCAACAACGACGTTCTCGCCTTTGTTGCTACTGGTGGCAACCATCTTGAATTGAAATCCACGGCCACGAGCGGTGTTATTAACGAATGGCTGCCATGATCCCCATGTCGGGGAGCCAGTTGGACTGGTATTGGTAGTGCGGACGTACAAGCTACAGTTGGCTGAACCAAGATCGTCGCCGTCTACAGTGGTCCACATATCAACGTCTTCAATACGATCATCCCAGAGGTTGCCGGGTTCATAAGCACGTGTCTTGAGGATGGTGCGTAAATCAACGTCATACACGCCGCCAAAGTCCAGTGTTTCACTGAACTGGTAACTGCCTTCATTGACAGAGCCGCCCAGGTAGTCAATCAACCCAATGGCATCCCAGTTGTCGTCAAGGGCCATATCATCCACCAACGTGCTTGATGTCAGGATCAGTCCATTCTCTTCGCTGCTATAGCTCATTGATGCTGTGGCACCGTTAAATGGTGGGTTGTTATCCCGATACTCCTGGGCAACAAAGGCATCCTGTGGCGCTGGGAGATCAACAATCACACTGGCAACGCCAGCGGACTCATTCCCAAGGCTGTCTACAGCTCTGATGATGTAGGTACCTTCTAGCAGCGGAACAATCTTCCGCGTGCTGCTGCCAGCCACTGCAGGAACAATATCGTTGGCCTGTCCCCAGGTAGCTGTACCATCCACCAGTGGAGAATGGCGAATCCTAATCAAGCCGCCGATGCGTACGTCAATGTCAGTTGATTGCGGCCAATACAGCTCAGCAGTTTTATCATCGATTGGCGCAATGAACAGATCAGGAATTGTTGAAGGTGGAGCTGTCTTGCCAATTGCATCGAAACTGAGAACGCTAGGCGTTGAACCTCGCTGAGAGACTGAAACAGCAGACACTTCAAACGTATAGCGTCCCACATTGCTATTGATGATCTCATAATCAGGTGCTGTAGCCTCTGCTGCACTCCAGTTGCCTTCAGCAAACCGGTAACGAATGCGGTAGGCGACAGCGGTTGATGATGGCCGCCAACTCAGAATGATTTTGGAGAGAACTTGGCCATTGCTTTCGTACAGCAGTTCATTAGCCTTCAGCTCACTAGGAGGAGCTGGTGGCTCGTTTAGGTTGGTGATGTCACGTGCAACAAGCGGAACATCACGCTCGATATAGTCGTACTTGCTAGGGTTGTGTGCAAGTGCAGTAACTGCATAACTAACACCATCCTGCTCTGAAACGGCAAGTACCCGGAACAGCTGCGTCTGAACGCCACTGTCTTGATAGATCCAGACGTTGCCAGGGTTTGGTGTTTGGGAGAACGGGCTAGCAACAGTGAACGTACCATTCAGTCGGCCAACAATAGCCCTTGACTCAACTGAGCCATCAGGCAGAACAACAGACAGTGTTTGGCCAGTGCCGCTAAAGCGGATGCCTTCAATTGAATCAACAGTGACCGTATCTAATGTCGCCTCTGTGATGCGTCCACCAGTACGGGTGCCAGACCGTACAGGGTCTGCAATCTCGATGATCTGCCCTGGACGAACAACAACACCAGCATCAATGCTGGTAGTGAAGCTGACGGTTTCGGTCTCTCGTTGCTCGCTATACAACAACCACTCACCAAGGCGACGTGCTTGTGCGCGGCTTGTACAGGCAAACGCATCAATCTCAGCTTTAACGATCCCGTATTTAGCAATAGCGCTTTGATCTTCGACAACCTCAAAAGAGGCATCGCGGGCGGTCAAGTCGAGATACTTGACAACGGCTACTGTATGCCGAGTCTTTAGCGCGCTGCCAGAATAGGAAAAGCCGTCTTCGGTAACATTGCTTGGCGTGAAAAGATAGGCAGAATCCTGCGGACGATCCTGTGCGATAGAGATAGCACCAACATTCCAGTACGGCATGGCGCGGAAGACGGACGCCATCTGACTGATGACGTTGTAGGCCTCGTCAAGTGTCTGGATATTGACGTTACAGCTAAACCGTGGTTCAGTACCACCAAAGCCGTTGATGACATTCTCACCGCAATACTGACTTGCAGCATAGAAATCCCATTTATCCAGCTGGCTTTCGTCAATATGACGACCGGCGCCATAGCGCTTTGATGTCAACAGGTCGTAAAGGCACCATGCAGGATCACTAGTCCATTGTGCTTGTGCAAACGTCCCATTCCAGACGCCGGTGTATGAAATCGCTCCTGTTACAGGATTGACCGTTGCATTACTTGGAATGCGGACTTTTAATCCACGAATTCGGTAAGACCTAGAAGGAATGCTGCTGAACTGGGACGCATCAATACGCAAGCCAACCAATGCGCTATTGGGATAGCGCAGCTTGGCAAAGCTGATCTCTGTATAAGAACTCCAGTACAGATCACCTACCTCATTAGAGGTTGTGAAATTAGGCGTGATACGCTCAACTCTGACATCAACTGGCAGAGAGCCAGTAAAGTTGATGCGATGCTCGCGTTGGTACAGATCGGTGGTGCGACCAACAAATTGATCAGTAAGAACACGAACAAACGGCCCACCATTGTACGACAGCCAAATGGCATAATCTATGGTGTTTCCATAGATGTCATTCTTATCAGTAAAGACCTGAAGCTGTGGAACCGATAACGTAACTCGCACTGCATTGATGCCAGCCGTAGTAACAGCGCGAGTTACTGGCGCACCATTTTCAACCTTGACATTAACCGCATACTCAGACTGCAGCGTACGTGATAACGGAATATATTCCTGATCTTGCGTGCCGTATCGGGTAAATACGTCAAGATTGCGAAAGTTGTAATCACTGCTCTGCGGCGACTCTGGATTGGCGCCAGGTCGAAGGATAGGTGTATTGTCTAGATAGATGTCTTTCAGCAGCGCTGTGCTGTACTGAGCAGTTCCCCTTGCGTACTGCCTAGCACTTGGGAAGCCCTCAATTTCGCCTTCACACAGCAGGTCAATGACCTCTGCATACTGAACAGAATCAAGTCCATCTGGTGTTGTGGTAGGCGTGTAGCTGCCGCTGCCGCTTGAGCCGCCGCCACCCTTGCCACCGCCACCACCGCCACCACCTGCGCCGCGAATATCCATCATGTCGTTACCTTCTCAGTGCTAATGCCTGCGGAGATCACGATGCTGCCAATAATCGTCTCCCCATAGACGACTGGGACTGGCAGTCCCTGCCGTGAGACATTCTGAATGCCGCTGAAACTATAGGACTTGCGCGGGTCGGCATCGCTATCCTTCCCGCTGATCGGCAGCTGCGGTGTTGGGCTTAACAGCTCTGCAACACCACCAAGAGCGAGGCTGGCACCAACGCCAACGAGGATGGGACTAAGTGCCAGGGGAGCAGCCAGCCCGAGGAGGCCGATAGTGGCACCTGCAGTCAGGACAGACAGCGCGATCAGGCCAACGCCAGCAATAATCCGGCCAGTAGCGCCTGCGCCTGCAACGACCGGAACGATGGCAATTGTCTCCTGCTTGCCGGTTGGCAGATGCAGCTGGCCAGGGTCATCACCCAACATCAGATGATGATCGCCAACCCTCACCTCATAGTGATGGTTTGCCATGTGCCCCTGCAGCTGGGGGAAATTGGCCAGCAAAAAGCGGACAGCTTCAGCTGCCGTTGCAACATCCGCCCGAAAAACACGGCGCTTTAGGAATTTTGCCAGGCTGCCGTAGACGCGGATAGGTCTCAGCATCACTCACTCCATCCT